AGTGGTCAAAAGACGAAGAGCTTCAAGAATGGATCGTGGACATGTATCCGCAACTCCATCAATATGGCGTAAATGGGAACTATCTCCACCTGCCACCTTCTCCAAAGGCTTAAAAATTTGCAAATCCCATAAGTCATTAACCAATGAATCACCGGGGAAAGCCTCGAAAGCTTTAGAACTATCGAGACGTCCATCTTGGCAAGCAAATTCCTGTTTTACTTTCACTTCCAAATGAAAATCAGCACGCCGAACAACCGAATATGGACAAATAGATCCGACATTAGCGTGATATGCCAGAGGAGCATTAGAAGTGATTATGAATACACGAGGTCTGATTTCAATCTTTCCTTTCTCATGAAGATCAGCCTTATTGGCATATGTAATCATATTGTTGTTGATATCAATAATGCGTTCAGTGGGGGCCCTATCCAAAAAGTCAGATTTGGTATTCCCAAGGTCATCAAAGAAAATTCCTGTAGTATGTCCCTTTAAGGTAGAGTCAAACTTATCAGATTCCTTAATAACAGCAGTATTTTTTGTGTCAGGATCAACACCTGCTGCGGATAAACAGTCAGCCATAACAATTTGTGCAATGGTAGACTTACCGCGTCCTGATTCACCCCAAATATAAACTGTAAAAGGGGCAAAGCGCATAGATCCGTCAATACGTTTAGCTTGGTAAGCTGCACGATTTTTACGAAGAACTTGAATGCGTTTTTCAAGATAGCCTTGTTGCCAGGTACCTTTAGCAGATTTGAATAATCGTTCAGACAATTCCAAGGCTTCATCTAACAGTTGACTATATTCAATGTCACTGATGATTTTCTGCTCCCCCTTGATTGTTACCTTCTTTTCGTGTAAGTTAAAAACCATAGCATGCTCATGCAATTCCAATAAAGGAAAATACAATTCATCTAAAGTTTTACTATCATTATTGGTAAAAAACAAAGGACTAAAGGATTTTTGCTTGAAACACTCATATCCACCTTCAATAAAGTAGACTACAGTGTCCAAGACTGCACCAACTAAATCAATAGCAGTGCTGTGTTTTGTAACGGTACCCAACCGAAACATATCTATTCCTTTTACAGACCATTTAAGGTTAGTAACAGAACAGAGACCTATAGAAGCTGCAACGGAAATTAATGCAGAGATCTTCTCAAACATGGGAGAGTGACGAACACTGTCCCAATTATGACGTAGGTCAGGGATTTTACTCAACCAATCGATACTAGAAGGTTTGACATCACCTTCAAGGACTTCCGATTGCTGCTCATCTACAGCATCGAAAAATTCCTGTCTCTCAAAAATATTATATCCGAATAAATTCTTGCACCAGGCTATAGTGTCTCCTTGAGCTAAAATTTGCTCGCAAAGACTACCATGAGTTAATGCTCGCAACGATAAAACAATTTGAGCAGAAACTTGGGCAGGAGTTTTCAAGGCAGGTAGAGTAATGGCTAAAGCGCCAACTACTTCCAAAATTTCCATAAGTTTGGCAGTATGATTTTCAGCATCGAGTGAAAACAATTTCTCCTTGGCCAAATCAATGACACTAGCAGGATAAATGCTCTGAACTAGAGACTGATGGACATAATCAACTTTGGGTTGAGAAGAAGTACTCTGGTTTAGAGCCTTCTTCGGAATGTTGTTGACATTTCCATTTTTCCTCATATTCTTCAATTTCTCAACCCTACGAGCTCTCTTATTCTTAGCGAATTTTTTACGAGATACTGGTTTGGGATTAAAAACCTCAGATTGAGGGGTAAAAGAGTTATTTTTCTCCGTGGAGCTAACGTAAACCTCTTTACTGGTATTTACGATACTATTATTACACGCTACAAAAGTTCCTTGGCTTGACATTTCTAATTAAATTAAAACGACAAGCATAAAAGAACCAATTAGCGAGAGGCCCGCAAAATTGGAAATCCAATATGCTTCGACACAAAAGCTTTGCT